CCGAGCTAGAAAAGCTGCTAGAGCCTGAGCAGGTAGATGGATTAACGGACGAGGATGCCGTACCTAAAGCCCCGGTAGAGCCTAAGACGAAGCGAGGGGATATTTATCAACTTGGCAATCATCGGTTAATGTGCGGCGATTCGTGCAGTATTACCGACATGGAAAAACTGTGCGCCGGACAGTTGGTAGATATGTGGTTGACCGACCCTCCCTATAACGTGGCTTATGAGGGAAGCACTGGATTAACGATAAAAAATGACAACATGGGTGACGATCAGTTTCGTCAATTTTTGCGCGATGCCTATATGACCGCAGACACCGTGATGAAAGGCGGAGCTGTTTTTTATATCTGGCACGCCGACTTAGAGGGTTATAACTTTCGAGGTGCCGCTAAAGACGCTGGATGGACGGTGCGGCAATGTTTGATATGGAAAAAGTCAAGTCTCGTTATGGGGCGTCAGGACTACCATTGGAAGCATGAGCCTTGCTTATATGGCTGGAAGGACGGCGCTGGCCATCTTTGGGCGGCTGATAGGAAACAAACAACTGTCTTGGAATTTGACAAGCCAGCGAGAAACGGCGAACACCCCACCATGAAACCCGTGGAGCTATTTGCTTACCAAATGCTTAACAACACAAAGGGCGGCGATATAGTGCTGGATAGCTTTGGTGGATCTGGCACAACCATGATTGCAGCCGAGAAACATGGAAGATATGCACGGCTAATGGAACTAGACCCTAAATATTGTGATGTAATAGTAAAGAGATGGGAAGATTTCACCGGCAAGAAAGCCGTATTATTAACAGATGAGTAACATTTCCCTTATATAAAATGGTCGAACATCAACCGACAGACGAGCAGCGCCGATTAGTCGAATCGACTAGCGGTTTGGGCTTGCCGCACGAGCAGATTTCTTCGCTGGTGGGAATCGACGAAAAGACGCTGCGCAAGCATTACCGCAAAGAGCTAGATGACGGCAAAGCGAAAGCCAACAGTCAGATCGCCAAGACGCTTTATGGCAAAGCCATCGGGGGCGACACTACGGCGCTGATTTGGTGGACTAAAACTCAGCTGCGCTGGTCCGAAACCGTCAAGCAAGAACTGACGGGGCAAGATGGCGCACCGCTACTCACAGGCATCCAGGTTAGCTTTGTAAAGCCGAATGAGTGACCTTCAGGGCATAGTCGCTAAGGCTGAATTTCCCAGCAAGGCGCAAGTCTTATTCAATCCACCAAAGACCCGCTATCGTGTCCTGTACGGTGGGCGGGGCGGGGCAAAGAGCTGGGCGGTTGCTAGAGCGTTGCTTATCAAAGCCGCCAAGACACCGCTGCGTATCCTCTGCGCACGGGAATTCCAGACATCTATCCGCGACAGCGTTCACAAGCTACTGTGCGACCAGATCGTTGCGCTGGAGATGACTAGCTTCTTCGAGATTACGCAGAACGCGCTACGGGGCAAGAACGGCAGCGAGTTTGCGTTCGTCGGGCTGAAGAACAATATCGCCAACGTCAAATCCTACGAGGGCATCGATATTTGCTGGGTCGAGGAAGCGCAGACCGTCAGCCGGAATAGCTGGAATATCCTGATCCCGACCATCCGTAAGGAAAGCAGCGAGATATGGATCACGTTTAACCCCGAGTTGGAGACGGATGAGACGTACCAGCGGTTCGTGGCCAAGCCGCCTGCTGACGCTGTGGTTCAGAAAATCAACTGGTCTGACAACCCGTGGTTTCCTGAAACCCTGCGGTCTGAAAAGGACTCGCTAAAGGCGCGGGACGAGGAAGCGTACAACCAGGTCTGGGAAGGGCTATGTCGGCAGACAGTCGACGGGGCGATCTTTGGCGCTGAGATGGCCAAAGCCGAGACTGAAAACCGGATTATGAAGGTGCCGTATGACGCAACCAAGCCGGTCCACGCAATCTGCGATCTCGGCTGGGCCGACGCTACAGCGTGGTGGTTCGTGCAATTCATCGGAATGGAGACACGGCTGATCCGCTACTTTGAGGACACCCAGCGCACGATGACCAGCTATCTGGCTGACCTGCAATCCTTTGGCTATGTGTACGACACGATCTGGTTGCCGCACGATGCGCAGAACAAGACGCTGGCCGCCGCAGGTCGGAGTATCGAGGACATTGTGCGGAGCGCAGGGTTTAAGACGCGGGTGCTGGAGCGCGTGCCGGTGGTTGACTCGATCAACGCCGCGAGAACTATCTTCCCGAATTGCTACTTTGATAGAGAAAATACCGCAGATGGTCTAAACTGCTTGCGCCATTACCGCTATGAGGTTGACCCTGATACCGGCCAGTTCAGCAGGAATCCGCTGCACGACAGATATTCGCACGGGGCTGACGCATTTAGGTATATCGCGCTAATGGTGCGGGAACCCGCAAAAGTTAAGAAAAAGTCTGCGGTCGCTTACGCTGGCGGCTGGATGAGCTGAAAGGACAATCATGGCGTTTCAAGACATGGATATGGATGGGCGCATTGGCGAGGCCATCAAATTCCTACGGTTGGTCGGCACTGCTGACAGCCAAAACCGCGCAGAGGCGCTGGGCGATCTGAAGTTTGCCGCTGGCGATCAATGGCCGGTCGAGATTCAGAACAGCCGCAACCTAGAATCCAGACCTTGCCTGACCATTAATAAGATTGACGCTTATGTGCGGCAGGTGACGAACCAGCAACGCCAGCAGCGTCCACGCATCAAGGTGCATCCGGTCAACAACGAGGGTGATTTGAAGATCGCCGAAGTTATTGAAGGAATCACGCGGCACATCGAGGTCAATTCCAGCGCCGACACCGCTTATGACACCGCATTTGAGTACGCGGTTAAGATGGGCTGGGGTTATTGGCGTGTCAACACCAACTACATTTCTGACGATTCGTTCGATCAGGAAATCTTTATCGACGCAATCGACGATCCGTTCTCGGTCTATTTCGACCCTAACAGCGTATTGCCTGATGGATCGGATGCCGAGCGTTGCCTGATTACCAGCGTCGTTGCCAAAGAGCTATTCCGGCAGCAATATCCTGGCGCGGACGATGGCGCGAACTTTAGCGCACGGGCAACGGGCGATTCTGACGCTGAGTGGGTGACCAAAGAGGACATTCGGTTAGCTGAGTATTGGTACATCGAGCGCGAGAAAGCCACGCTGGTCCTGCTTTCTGACGGCACGAAGGTGTTTCAGGATGAGCTGCCCAGCGCCGAAATGATGGAAGCTAGCGGGATTACGATTCTGGACAAGCGCCCGACGTTCCGCAAGAAAGTCAAATGGTGCAAGCTGACCGCGATGGAAGTGTTGGAGGAACGCGAGTGGCCGGGCAAATATATCCCGATTATTCCGTGCTACGGTGCGCAGGTCGTGGTCGAGGGCAAGCGCAAGAAATACGGGCTTGTCCGGTTCGCTAAAGACCCGCAGCGGATGTTTAACTTCTGGCGCACGGCGCTGACCGAATCTATCGCGCTGGCACCAAAACCGAAGTGGCTGATTGCCGAGGGTCAAGACGAAGGGCACGAGAGCGAATGGGCGCTGGCTAACCTAAAGTCAACGCCGGTCTTGCGCTATAAGCAAAAAGACATCGAGGGCGTGCCTGCGCCGGTGCCGACCCGCATCCAGCCGGAGCCGCCACCCGATGGAATCATGGTTGCGTCGAGCGCCATTTCGGACGATCTCAAGACCGTGCTGGGCATATTTGACCCGTCGCAGGCGTTGCCAGGCAATATATCGGGCAAGGCATTGCAGGGTCAGCAGCAGCAAGTCGATCTGTCGAACTTTCACTTTTACGACAACATGACCCGCAGCATTAAGCACACGGGCAAGATCATCCTCGACCTGATCCCTAAGATTTACGACACCCAGCGCGTGCTGCGCATTATTGGGGTCGATGGCAAGCCTGACATGGTAACGATTAACGAAGTCGAAGCCACGGGCGACGTGCTGAACGATGTCACGGTCGGCCTGTATGACGTGGTCATGGATACCGGCCCTGGCTATAACTCGAAGCGCCAGCAGGCTGTGGACACCATGATGCCGCTGATGGCTGACCCGCAGGTTTTTCAAGCCGCTGGCGACCTATTGTTCCGCAACATGGATTTTCCGGGCGCAGACATTATCGCTGACCGCTTGGCCGCAATGAACCCGATGTCGCAGATTGACCCGAAATCCGATGTGCCGCCGCAGGCGCAGATGCAGCTATTGCAGTCGCAGAAAACGATTGCCGATATGCAACAGCAGATGATGGCTATGCAGCTAGAGATTCAAAACCGTGGTCAGGTTGCGCAAATCCGCGAGGAAGGTTCAAGCCGCCGCAAGCTGATGGACGTTATCAGCCGCGCCTACAACACCGACACGATTAATGAAGCCAAGATCAACCAAGCCAATCTAAAAGCCACCACCGACCAGAACAAGGTCGAGCTGGATGCGATGTTGAGGCTGATATTGGCGGGCGTTCCGATTCAGGCTTTGAGCGCAGAAATGGCGCGGCGGGATGCCGAGCAGCAGACACAAATGGCATTTGCTGAGAATGAGGTTAATGACACGGCGAACCCATTTATTCAGGCTGGGCAGGAAATGATGGTTCAGGCAGCGCAGGCAGAGCAAATGCAAATGATGGCCGCGCAGCAAATGGCCCAGCAGCAGCAAATGCCGCAGGCTATGCCAGAACAAATGCCGCCGCAGCAGCCGATGGTTTGACAACGAATGAATACAGGATGACAATAAACCTACCGGCGGGAACACCGGGTCAATTCTTAGGGAAAACCTATGTCTGAAGTGCAAGAACGACTGGCCGCTAATGTGGTGACCAGTGAGAATCTAGCGGAATTCGCAGCCCAGAAACTTGGTCTAGTTGACAAGCCAGCAGACGAGGCGGTAAGCACTGAAGCTACCGAGCCGGAAGCCGAGGCAGATCAGAGTGGACAAGATGGGGAAGGGAAGGACGCGACAGCAACAGATGAGGCTAAGGAAAAGAAGCCGAATCCTAAGCTAGAACGGCGGTTTTCAGAGATAACCAAGCAGCGGGAAGCAGCGCGAGATGAAGCGCGGCGGGAACGTGAGGCGCGGGAGGCTTTGGAAACACGGCTGCGGGAACTCGAATCGAAGGTCAATCCACCGGCTGAAAAGCCGCAGAATGATCTTGGCGACGAGCCACAGCCGGAAATGTTTAACGATATGTTCGAGTACGCGAAAGCGTTAGCCGAATATACCGCTGACAAGAAATTGCTGGAACGGGATAACGAGGAAAAGGCGCGTAAAGCGGCAGCAGAGCAGGAAGCAAAGTTTTCTGCGTGGGCTGACCGAGTGAACGCTGCCAAGAACGAGTTACCAGACTTTGATGACATGGTGCAAAGCAGTGAGGTTCGGGTATCCGACCCCGTCCGCGATGCGATCATCGAGTCAGAGCATGGGCCAAAAATTTTGTATTGGTTGGCTGAAAACACCGACTATGCAAAGAAGTTGGCCGATATGTCCGCAGTTTCTGCCATTCGTGAGATTGGGAAGATCGAGGCACGCTTCGATAAGGCAAAAGAACCGGAACCTAAGGCTGTTGTTGGGAAGTCAAAAGCGCCAGCGCCGATTAATCCGTTGCGAGGCGCGGTCAGTACAGTTGATGGCAACTTGGATGCCGATGGCAATTTCCACGGAACCTATCAACAATGGAAAGCCGCCCGCGCAAGCCGGAAAATCCGCTGATTAACACCCTTTTCTAAAAGGAAATAGAAATGTCCAACAATTTGCTTACCATTAGCAAGATCACCAACGAAGCGTTGATGGTCTTGGAAAACGAACTAACCTTTTCGTCCGAAGTAAACCGCGAATACGATGACCAGTTTGCCGTCGTAGGCGCAAAAATCGGTAACACCCTGAACGTCCGTCGCCCTGGCCGTTTTATCGGTACGACCGGCCCTGCGCTAAACGTTGAAGATTTCAACGAAACCAGCATTCCTGTCACTTTGTCGACCCAGTTCCACGTTGACACCCAGTTCACCACGCAAGATTTGGCACTGTCGCTCGATATGTTCAGCGACCGCGTTCTGAAGCCTGCTGTGGCGGCTATCGCCAACAAGATCGACTTTGACGGCCTGACAATGGCTAAAAACAACACTGCTAACATCGTTGGCACTGCTGGCACGCCACCGACCGGCCTGATTACTTACTTGACTGCACAGGCGTATCTGGATTCAGAAGGCGCACCGCGTGATGGCCGTCGTTCTTGCATCATTGAACCATTCACTTCGGCAACCATCGTTGACAGCCTCAAAGGTCTGTTCAACCCGCAATCGGCTGTAAGCGATCAGTACCAGAAGGGTCTGATGGGTCGTGATTCGGGCGGTATGAACTGGAAGATGGATCAGAACGTTGTCGCGCAGACTTTTGGCGCATGGACTACGACCGCTGGCACGCTGACGGCTAATACTCAGTCAATCGGTATCGCAACCGGCTGGGCATCGTCATCGACCATCACCCTGACCCACAGCGCCGGTTTGACCCTGCGACAAGGCGATGTGATCCAGATCGCAAACGTGTTTGCGGTCAACCCACAGAACCGTCAGGCGTATGGTTCGAACAAGGCGCGTAACTTTGTGGTTCAGTCCACCGTTACAGGTGCGGGTTCGTCCACAATGTCGGTTACTGTTGTCCCAGCGATCATCACTGGCGGCCAGTTCCAGAACGTTACGATCCCAACCACTTCGGCTACTGCGACCGTAACCCCGTTCTCGATTGGCACTTCGGCTACTGGCACCGTATCGCCGCAGAACATCATCATGCACCGCAATGCGTTCACGCTGGCGACTGCTGATCTTGAGCTGCCTGACGGTGTGCATTTCGCTGGCCGTGCGTCGGACAAAGAGCTTGGTCTGTCGATGCGTATTGTTCGTCAGTACACGATTAACAACGACTCGATCCCGACCCGTCTGGATGTCTTGTATGGCTGGGCACCGCTGTATCAAGAACTGGCCTGCCGTGTCGCAGCCTAATTAACATTGAAAGGAAACTGACATGAGCAATCCAGGACCAGCAAGTACCCAAACCAACCACCCATCGAACCTAGCCACTAACCAGGCTTACCGCCTGCTGGCTAGCGCACAGGGTGTCAACCTTAACTCTGTCGCTGATACCGTTGCTGCTGTTGTAAACAGCTCGTCGTACAGCGTTCAGGACATCATCGTGGCGAACGCCAGCATCAACCTGACCACTGCACAGCTTGCTGTTTTCAGCGGCCCTGGTGGAACTGGTGTGGCAGTCAAAACCGCTTACGCACTGACCGGCAACTCGGCCAGCGACAAAGTGGTTGTGACCGCTGCGACTGACACTGACTCGCTTACTGGCGACAATTTGTTTATTCGCTGCACGACTGCACAGGGCGCAGCGGCTACCGCCGATGTGTACATCTACGGGTATGACCTGACTTTCCTGCCCTAATCAGCATGGAATAGTCGATGAAGAAGCCGCCCCCTAAAGGGGTGGCTTTTTTCGTTTGTAGGTTTATAATTTTTGTTAACGGGATTGCCCGTTTAGGAGTAAAAATGTCAACAGTTAATGCTTTTACGCCGCAGGGTCAAACCTATACGATCTCAACATCATCCGTTCAGGTAAAAACGCAAGATAATGTTTACGCGGTGTCGTATCGCGTTCGTAACTTGCT